ATCAGTTCAGCGTCGCTGCCCGTCACGTCCGACAGGAACGCGCGCCAAGTGGGGCACTCGCCTCTGGGGACGGCAGTGCTGATCTTGGTCATGCGGTCGGTGCGTTCGTGGGCACGCATACGACCGGTGCGCAGATCGACCACGCCGCCCGGCGTGTTCAAGAGCCAGATGTCCGCGTCCCACTCATCGGCGGTACCGGCGTGACGGCGGTCGGCGCGCGCCAAGCGCTCGACCCCGCTCATGGTGCTGGCTGCAGCGAGCTTGACTGCTGTTTTAGGGCTGGCCGCTTTGAGCGCTGCGTGGCGGCAGACGTTGCGCACCAGGTCGATCGCCCCCAGCGTATCTTCGGTGCGCCAGCGCTGGCCGTCCCACATCAGCCACTTGCCCCAGGCGGCAACAAAGCGCCAGTCGTGCCGGTAGCGGCGGGTGAAGCTGAGCGCCAGCGCATCTTCGCTGCCCCAGATGGCTTCGCGCATCGGCTCTGCCTCCCCGACATCGGCAGGATTTTCATCCGGTGCGTCCCCAGGCAGCTGCATGTGCATGCGCGGACCCTGCGCGATGAACTGGGCAACGTCAAACCTCTCGGCCAATGCATCAGCTGCATCCCAGCCCTCAGGTTTATCTTCGGGCGGGTAGAGGATGGCGCACGAGACTGCGCCGGCGGCAAGAATGGCTTGAGATGCTGCATTGGCATAGCTCCAGCCGGGCTTATCGCGATCAGGCCAGATCAGGATCGACTTACCCTTGAGCGGCGACCAGTCGGTTTTATCCACCGGCGCGTTCGCACCATGCATCGCAGTGGTAGCGCAGATGCCTGCCTCAATCAGAGCCTGCGCGCACTTCTCGCCCTCGACCAGTACCACCGCTGCGGCTTGCACCATCTCTTGTTGGTTGTAGAGCGGACGCGGATCGGGTGGTGCCACCTTGCGCCGCTTCGCATCCCAGGGCCGGAACTGCTTGCGCTCGCCTGGCGGGTCGTAGCGGTAGACCACGGCGATGAGGCTGCCCGAGGCATCCAGATAGTCCCACTTGGCGGTCGCGGGGCCCAGTTCGTCCACAGGCGACGACGGCTTTGCCCGCCGGGTTGGCTTGGGCATTGACTGAGCACGCCCCGTCAGCTCGCCACAGAAGGTGAGCAAGCGCGAGAAGTCGTTTCGCACATCGATGCCATGGTGAGCTGCGATGAGGGAAAAAATATCGCCCCCATCGCCGCTTGCACGATCGGTCCACAGACCCGCCTTCTCGCCCTTGAGAACGACCTCAAGACTATCGCCTGGGCTGCCCAATACGTCACCGATATGAAACGCGCCGCGCTTTACCTTGCCGGCTGGGAAGAGCGTGAACAGCACCGATTCCAGGCGAGTGATGAGCGCAGACTTGATTGCTTCGCGCTCGCTGTCGCGATCGGCTGGGCTTGGTGCAACATCCGAGTTGAAGTCCAGTGGATCCACAGCTGTTTGTTCAGTCATAGAATTGTTTGCATCTGGAAGGGTGTTCATGGTCTGGTCTTCCAGCAACGGTCTGACCACGAGCAGAACTTGCACTCAAAATGACTCGGGTCGGCAAATGACCGGGGCAGCAGCTCGCCTGCCTCGCTTGCGCCGATCACGCGCGCGGCACGGTCCGACATTCGCTGAGCGAGTCCAGCGTCAAACGGGATTAACTCGGCATAGATCTCCATCGTGTCAGCGTTGACCGCGGTAAAGAGCGCGGGATGTTCATGCAATTGCAAATAGCTCTGGTAGAGCGCGATCTGCGCTGCATAAACAGGCTTCGATACCGCGAGCTTGTGCTTTTCGACATCACGCCAGGACTTGGTACCTAAGCATTTGTTCTCCCAAAGCGCTGGGTAGGTAAAGCCCTCAGGCCCCGCTATTAGTACACCATCGACGTGCCCGCGCAGACGACCGTTGGCCACAGAAAACCCGAACTGGTGGCCATTGGCATCTTCGGTCTTCAGATTAAAGCCAGCCATACGTAGCCAGCGGATGACCATATCTTCCGTGCGGTGACCGCGCTCGAAGATGCGCAGGATTCGGCCCGAGAACCCCTTGCCATGGTCCACGGGCGCCTTAGCGTATTCGTACTGCAGCTGGCGCTCGCAAGAGGCACCGAGCCGCGAGGCACCGAGGTAGTCACGTCTAGGTGTGGTGTCTCGTTCGGCTTCGAGCGCTTGGTCAAATAGTTCTTGCAGTCGGCCAGACAGACTGGCTGAAGAGTTGAAATCAATCATTTCTTTGCCTCCCAGGGCAGGTCATCCTTCATGTCCGCAAGCGAACTTGAAGTGGTTGCGGGTACCGGCGCTCGAATCGGGTCACTCACCGCTTTTGCGCCTGACATGCGGACAGGTGGATATTTGCTGCGCTCGTGGTGCGCCACCATCGCCTCGGTGTAGCCCGTCACGATTGCCTCAATAACCGACAGCGCTTGGGCCTCGGTGTAAGCCCCCAGGGGCTTATCGAAACCTATGGCGCTTGCCGCCTCGCCGAAGAATTTGAGGCACAGGCGCATCGCAGCTTGTTCCAAGGGGGTCACGTCAACCATGATCGCCCCCATGGGTAGATCGCTCTGCTCCGCACGCCGCCAGTTTCCATAGAGAAGGTGGAATGCATCCTGGCAGCGACGCGAGCAAAACACCCAATCGGTGGGATAGTGCCGGGGGTCCGAGGGTCGGTGCCTAAGATCGGCGTGGCGCAGCCCACGCGACTGTCTTGTGCAGATCCAACATTTCATGGCCGCCTCTCATCACTGCGCCCACGAGGGTTTGCCTGTTACAGAAGGCTGCGCTGCGCGCATCGGCGCTGCAGGCGAGGCAGGCGCTTGAATTGTTGTGCCGGAGTTGCCGCTGCGCAGTGCGGCGTAGTCCTTGTGGTCAGGTTCGATCGCGATTTTTACGATATTGCGATCCTCGCCCTTGTTATCCTTTTCTACATCGACACGTGCGATGAACTCGATACCATCAAGATCCGCGAAGCTGGCGATGCGGCGCGCGTTGACAGCTTGAGCCGAGTTGTCCTGCGGGTGAACACCGCGTGCGCTGTTGAGCGCTGCGCGGATAAAACTGCGTCCCATCTGGGCCCAGGTCGGTCCTTTGCGCGAGAGCAGTCCGATGTTGGACCACATCTTGCGTTTGGCAAAAGGTCCTGCGGTGACAACGAATTCGCATGAGAGATAGACCGAGCCGGTGTCAAAAGACTCGGAGGCGTAGCCGCCGCTCCAGCCTTGCGAGGCGTCATCAAAGCCGCCGGGTTTGATGGTCATGCGTACTGGCACGATGGCGCCGCGTGGGATCAGCTCGAAGCCACCCATCTGTGCCTCAGCGTCGTTGAAATCGTTCCAGTTGTTCTGTGTCTGAGTGTTCATGTGAAATCCTTTAAACGGTTGGGTTGTTCGTAGCTGTGGTATTGGTACCCAGGCACTTGGCGATAAGTTTTCCGAGGTGCGGCTCCTCGATTGCATCCAGTCGTCCGCTGCGGTCCTTGCTTGGAAAGCCAAACGGGTTGTCTGCGCGGGTGACAAACCCCCGGTAGTTGGTGCCGTCGTCGGCTTTCAGGATCGCGAGCGTCACGACCTCATCAAGCACACCCGGTAATTCGAGCGCGGTCTTAGTGCCTTCGAGTTGCAACTGGAAATAGCGACGGTTGAAGTCGTCGGTCTTTTCTTCAAGAATGGCCACGTAGATGACGTGCTTGTCCCTTACGTGTTGCAGGTGGGTGAGGGCGGTGATCATTTCTTGCCCTAACTGACCGTACGCGCCCCGGTTATCGGGCTTACCGGTTTTTTCGCTAAAGGCCTGTGGCTGCGTCTTGCACCAGGCAAAGCACAGGCGCGAGAGCACGGTCAGGCTGTCAACGAAATAAAAGTCGTACTTGGCCAGCTGCGTGGGATCACCAAACTTGGCGCAGACGTGCTCGAAGTGCGCCTGCGAGAACGCCTGCTCGGCGCTGGCGGTTGGCATGGGACCCGCCAGAAACACCACCAGATCGCGAAACTCGGGCCAGGTGCGTGGACGCACCGTATCTCCTGTCCAGTCACGTACCGACAGATCGCCTGCTTCGAGATCGACGAAGAGTGTTGACTCGGCGGGTAGGGTCCTGATCTGACTGGTCTTGCCAACGCCC